GCCCTCTTTGATGAAGCGATCCAGGCGAGAATCGTCCGTCTCCTTCATCAGACGCGTAGCCGTTGCGTGAATCAAATAGTCCTGGTCCGGGAACCACGGCACCGACGACGACGATTCCGGAGTAGAGATATCCGGCATGTTAATCATGTAGCGGTGCGTCAGCGTCAACGCGGTCGTGGACTGCGGGTAAATGAATAGCTGCCCCGCCGCCTGCGTCTGCTGATTGGTCAAATCGGTCGTGTACGCGTACGGATAGTTCGCGATCGACGGGTCTTTGAAAAGCTGGTCGTACTGCTCCTGCGACATAGGGAACAGGAAGTACGGGAAATTGTTGACCGTGTAGAAAAGGTCGTACGTGCGCAGGTAGTTCGTCGGCAGTGCAAACGGGCCGTTCGAGCCTACGGTGATTGCGATGCTGTGCGACTGGCGCAGCATCTTCAGGTTCCGATGCAGCACCAAGTCGTTCAGGACGAGGTTAAGGTATGTGCCAGCCTGTTGAATGAATCCCGGGGCCTTGCAGATGGCGCATGCCCTGGCGACGATCGCGGAAGCGGAAATCACGGCTCATTACCCCACTCCGGCCTTGAGCTTCGCTTCCCGGATCGCCTCGCCGCCCTTGTCGATCTCCTCGTTCATCTTGCCGATGTTCACCTGGAGATTCTTCAGGTTCATGCGCTCTTGGCTGGACAGGGACTCGCCGTTCTTGTGGCGCGTCTCCAGTTCGGACAGCACTTCGCGCGCCTGCTGCATACCCTTGACCATCTGCTCGCGCTTGGCCTCAAGCTCCGGAATCTCGCAGCGGAAGCGCTGGCGCTCCGCTGCCTCCTGGCAGAGGTCCAGCTTCGCGTTGATCGAGGACAAATCCTCGCCCTCCAGGAGATACATCGAGAAGCTGATGCCGCGCCCGTTTGGGAGAGTGGCGTTCACCTGGAAATTACCTACGGCCGTGGCCGCCCGCGGCGCTTCCTGGTCGCGGCGCAGGAGCCGCGCGAGGAAGCCCATCAGTGCACCCGTCCGCCGGTCTTCCCGGAGAATGTGGCGTTCACCTTCGGCCGGTACGCGTTTTCGTCCGTGCCGTGAATCTCGGCGTCGTGCTTCCTGAGACGGTAGACGATGTCCTTCACCATGCGAAGCTGGTCGAGCGTCAGGGTGTAGGTCTGCCCGTGATACAGCGGCTCGCCGTTGATCAGGATTTGCACGCCGCCCACAGGCGGCATATCGACCGTGTAGAGGAAGGTCGGAACCTGGACATCTTCCCAAATCGCGCGCCGGATAGCGGTGCCATCGTCCCGGTAGCCGGTCGTCTCGTAGCGAACACACTTTGGAACGCCAACAGTGGTCCCGGTAGGAACCTCCTCATTGTCGCGCTTGAAAAACAACTCGCGCCGGGCCGCTTCCTCAGAAGAGGTGGCGGCGTCGGCTAGCGCACCCGTCAGGCGAGAGACTTCCGCCTTGAGTGCGGCGATCTCTTCGTCTGGTGTGAGTTTTCTGCTCATGCGCGCTCCAGGTTACGGGGTCACAGTGCCGGCGTTATATCCAGGGGTGAAGGCAGACGAGCTTTCCACGCGCATGAAAAATGCTTGATTAAGTATAATGCTGCCGTAGAACACCTTCCACGACACGACGCGCGTTTGATTCAGCGGGTCTGATTTATCCGGCCCGGTCAGGTAGTGAAACTCCGGGTTCTCCAGCAGCACTTGGCCGTAGGAGTGGTTGCCGATCACGATGGTCGGGAAAACGAACACGCCCGTTGCTGGCGCGGCCGGCGGCGTCTGCGATGCGCCAATCGCCGTGATGATGACGGTCGATCCGGAGACGAGTTGCGTTGCCTGACCGGCCAGGGGTCCGCTGGACGGACCGGAGGCTGAGAGGCCCAAGTTCGTCGGCGACGCCGAAGTCCCGATGTACACGTTGAACACGTAGTTCGCCACGGTCGGCAGCACCACGGTGATTGACCCGGTCGGCCCGGTCACGGAGACTCCGGCAGACACCTGATAGATTTTCTGCTCGACCGAGGTTTGCGCGGGCGAGGCCGTGATCTGGATAAAGTAGGTGTTCGTAGCGAGATTGCCGCCGGCCGAGCTGCCGGTGTTCGTGGCCGGGTCGGCAATCCCCTGCCAGAACGGCATCATGTTCGTTTTGCAGAACCGCACGCCTCCCCATTCGCCGAGGTCATTGTTGTAGAGGCGATTGATGTCCGACTGCGCCCAAGCGTTCGCGACGGTCGCGTTCTGGCGCATGTCGTTGACGGGGAGCGAGTGGATCAGAGCGACGTAGTGCTCCATGACGGCGGGCGACTTCGAGATGTCCTTCCTCGATCCCGCCTCGATCATCATGTCTTCGCGCTCGTCACCCATGAAGTGCGGCGCTCCGTAGGTTTCCAGGGCACCGACGGCGCGGTAGACCTCGGTCGGGGAGAGCACGTCGGTAGCGACCAGCGCCGCGCGGTTGGCGCGCGAGTTCACGTAGTTGATTTGGTTGCCGGCGACGAGCGTGTTCAGCGTGTTGCGCTCCAGGGTTTCCGGGAGTTGCAGGCTCACGAGTTGGATGGCCTGCTGGAAAAGCGGGTGCTTGATGGTGAGGTTCGCCACGTCGGTGACGCGCACGAGGTCGCCCCACTGCTGGGCGGTCGCGCTCACTTGCACGAGGGTCATGGACTCACCGGAGGGCGCGACGCCTTCCTGGAGGGGCGCGAAGGGCAGAGGCAGGCGCTCGTAGCGGCTTGCCGTGTAGGTCGTGCCCCGGTTGATGTCCAGGCGCAGCGGCTTGCCGAACTGGTAGGCGACGAGTTGCCGGCGCGCGAGCGGTTCGACTTCCTCTTGGATGAAGGCTTCTACGTCGGCGACGAATCCGCCCGCGGCATTGGTAATGCCCGGGCGCAGGAACGCGCCGATCAGCGAGAGGAAGAGGGCGAATTTCGTTTTCATGGTGGCTCCTAGATTCCCTAGATTTGCACGTTCTCCAGCCGCTTCGCGCGCTTCTCGCGCTCGCTCATGGCGGTTCTGCCGCTCACGTCGGACCGCGCGCCGGGCATGCGCCCGCGGTTCAGATTGGGGTGCGCGTCCTGCTTGGGCGCGGGCGCAGCGGCCTTCTTCTTGAACTTCCCGTCCCGCATGTCCTTGCCGAGCATGAACGTGTAGATTTCCTCGCGCGGCGCATTGATGCCTTTTGACCGAAATTCGGCGAGTTTCTTCTCGACCCTCTCCTCGTATTTCTTGGCGAGCGGGTCGCCGATGCAAAGCGCCGCGTAGGCGGTGCGGTCGGAAACGTCGTGCGCCTGCATGAGGGCGGCTTGCGCCTCGCTGCGCCCGGCGCGCAATTCTCGATTCGACTGGATCTGCCACTTCTCCAGAGGTGTGATCGCAGGGTCGGCCAGACGCGCGTTTTCCTGCTTGACAATGTCGTCATCCGGGCGCGCTTGCGGCGCGCCTCGGCGCGCCTCGGCCAGTTCGCGCTCGTAGCGATTGGTCTTTTCCTCCAAATCCTTCGTCTTCGAGCGAAGCGTCTCCAGTTCCGCCTTGTCGGGAGCCGGGTCTTCGCCGCCGTCTGGCGCGTCCTCTTCTTCCTGATCGTCCGGTCCGGGGGCCGGGTCGTCTGCCTGCAAGTCTAGTTCCGGTTCCGCGTCTTCCTGATCGGCGACCGCACCGATACAGAAGAAAGCATGCAGCAGTGCGAGAATGGATTTCATAGGCTCCAGCCTCCGCAATTGACGATGTTCACGGCAGTCGGCGTGACAGACACAAGGAACAGGCGAACCGTGGCGGTCAAAATCGTGGCCGTGCCGACAACCGTTACGCCTGTGCCGCCAGAGGTCAGAGTAACGGTCTGTCCCGAACTATCGTTGATGACGATCAACGGAAAATTATAGCCATTGGTCGGGTAACTCGGCGGCAGCGCCGCAATGATTTGCGCCAAGGTCGGGGTGTTCAAGGCAACGCCGCCACCCGGCGATCCGGAAAAGTCGATGATGTTCGAGAAAAACTGCGCTCCAGTCAAAGTCACCGATACCGAAGTACCTCCGGCCACCGCGACGAGGTCGAAGTCGATCGCTTCGATGTTCGCCATCAGGCCGATGAGGCCGTACATGGCGAAGGCGTCGGCGACCATGCCCCCGGGAACTGGCTGGATGGAACCGAGGAAACTGGTCGTATTCACGCCCATCCGGAAGAACGAGCGGATCAGGTGCGCAAGGGTTTTCAGTCTCATGCTGCAAGCTCCAGGCCGACGGTCGGGATGTGGGCGTGCGTGTATTGGAAGCTGCCGACGTGTCCGATGTGGCGCGAAAGATCGTGGTCGATATACACGTCGTGCCCGGCCTCTTCGATCTTGCCGACGAAGTACCAATCCTCGCCGATGAACTGGCTGTGCTTGTCCGACCAGCGTAATTCGAACCACGGCTTCGGTACGTTCTTGAGGATGGACATATCGATCAGCATGACGCCGGTTCCGACGCGCCACACCTTCTCCAACCCCATCGGATTCTGCGGCGAGTTCGAGAAAATCGGCACGCCGAATGGCGAAGCGCCGCGGGCGCGGGCAGTCGGAAAAGAGGGCGTTGTTTTCAGCGCGATGTTGCAGGCCACAACGGCCTTGCGCCACGCGAGCAAGCGGTGCGCCGTGTCCTTCGGGAAGGTCTGGTCGGTATCGAGAAATAGCGCGTGCGTGCAGTCTTGCAACTGCGCGTCCTCCAAGCACTCCTGGCGCGAGCGCGGCAGGTTGGAAGTGCGCTTGTCGATGAAGAGAACTTCACGGCTTTGCCCCTCCTCGAATAGAGCGCCCGACAGGTACACGCAAAGCTGGCACAGCGAATAGCCGAAGTCGGCTTTCCAGTCCCCGTTCGAGGGGATGCAGATTGCCAGCTTGACGTGGCGGTCGGTGTTCGTCATTACAGGCCGGCGACGAGAGTGCCGCCCGTGCCGAGGTTCCAGCCGAAGCAGCTTGTCAGGGTGACGGCGGCGGAGCCGGTGACTTGGCCGAGGTATAGGCGCGCGGTGCCGGAGCCGATGGCCGCGGTGCCGGCGATAGTCACACCCGTACCTCCCGCAAGGGTTTCTAGGCCGGAGCCGAGGTTCGCGATAATCAGCGGGAATGTCTGATTGACTTTCGCGCCGGGGATCGCGTTGATGATGTTCGTTGCGGTGTCGGTCGAGTCGGTGAAGGCTGCGCCTGGAGAAAAGCGTCGGATGATGCCGCCGACGATTGCGCTACCGGGATATGTGAACGCTGTCGCGCTCGCCGGGATGAGGGTCTGCGACCAGTTGCCGAATGCGGGCGAGGCATTGGTCTGGAGGGCTTGCAGGCCGGCGACCAAGGCTCCGTTGGGAACGAGCGCACCGTCTTGTTCGATGCCGGCGACCGGATCGGGATTCGTCTTGACGGTGGTAATGCCGAGTCGGAAAAACCCGATGAGAGCAGCTAGGCGCGCGAACATTGAATTTCTCCTTCTGGAGCGTTCGTTCGGGGCGAACATACCCCTAGCGTACGGTTATGTCAAATTACCCACAGGTTGTGCCTGTAGGCGCTCGATGCGGGAGGCCAAGCTCGGGTGCAGACTGGTGTCCTCGTTTTTCATCCGCCCGAAGGCTCGGGCGAGGTCCGGACCGTAGCCGCAGGCGGCGGCGAAGTAGTCGGCTTGGTACTCCTGCATGAAGCACAGCGCCCGAATTGCCGGAGGCCAGAATAGGCACAGGAAGAGACCGAGGATGCGC